GAGGATGCAGGCAGTTCTATAACTTCCCATTGGTCGGCTCCGCCACGTTTGACACTAGCATCCACAACTTGACCAGTTAAATCTTTATTATGCCATCTTGTCATCACTACAACTATTGCACCATTAGGCTGTAAACGCTGTCTTGGACCAGATGTATACCATTCATAGGTACGATTAAAAACATTTATGTCTGAACTTGCACCTTCTTGTTCAGAGTGCGGGTCATCAATGATAAGTAAGTCAGCACCTTTACCAGTAACTGCACCACCTACACCGATAGCAAAATATTCACCGCCTTTGTTCGTGTTCCAACGACCCGCAGCTTTGGAATCCGACTGCAAACTAACATTGGGGAATATTTTCTTATAATCTTTACTTCCTACAAGGTTTCTAACCTTTCTACCAAAACCCACCGCTAATTCTGCGGTATGTGCTGTCTGTATTATCTTCTTTTCAGGTCTGCTTCCCAGAAACCATGCAGGTAATAGGTAAGACGCAAACTCGGATTTGGTATGTCTAGGTGGCATATTGATGATGAGACGCTTTAAATCGCCATTGGCTACCCTTTCAAAGGCATCTGCCATAACTTGATGGTGGGGACCATGGATAAAAGCACTCCAAACTTCTTTAACAAACGCCATATAGTCTGTAGCACATTTCTCTCTGGACTTAGCTTCTTCTAATTCATCTAATAAACTTAGAAATTCTCTCTTCTCATCCAAAGAAAGGTTTTGTACTTGGCTTAATATTTGGTTACTCATACATCTCCTATACTAGATAGTAAGTATGTACTTCCTAAAATTAAAAACTTACTAAGTTCCTACCACTAAGTGGCACTTAATAAGTAAATACTTTACAAGTAGGTACCTACTAGATGTAAATCACGCTAGATTTTAACATAATTGCACATCTTCACAGGAAAAACAACACTTTTTACAAAATAATATGGGGGGTCTAGGGTCCCTTGGGTCTTTCCTGGAACAAATTATATATGATATCTATACAAAACGCTATCAAAATGCAATACATAGGGGGGGGTCTATGAAAATGAGTAATATCCTGTGCATATCACTATGTATATAAGATAGTAGGAGTCCCGCACACACAAAAGGGGGGAGGGGGTCTATTAATAGTGGCGGAATCCAAACACAATATGTAGTGGTTCAACGATCATCTGGTAACACAACATCTAGTGTCTACCCCTATATATAGTGCATGGACATATCGCACCACATACAGCACACACATAGCCCATATGTTGCCCTATTAGATAGTTGGTTGTTGGTTGTCTATTGGTTGCTTAGTAAAGCTTCGATACGCTCTTCAATATCGCGTTCAACTTCATCGCTTGTTCTTGCTTCCTTGGTCTCTACTACATCACTAAATAGACTGACTGATTTGCCTAGTAGTTCTAAGGCTCTAATCCTAGCTGAATCTGAATCTGATTCTTTTGATTCACGATACAGTTGGTCTATGACATAGTTTCTTGTTCTAAGGCTACTAGCAACTGCTGACTGCTCTTTACGTTCAATAGCCTTATGTATGCTTTGTGCAATCTTAGGGTTCGCAACAAGCTTGCTTGCTTCCACCTCTACCCACTTAGGTATCTTCCCTTGCTTGGTTAAAGTAACGTCATACACCTTTGCATATGCTTCCTTATAACTACCCAACTTGCCCTTGATGATTTCATCCACAAACTGGCGTTGCTTGATGGTTAGTTCTAGTTCTTTTTTAACTACACTTAGACTTGGTTTTTTTGTATCGCTCATATGATAAATATTAAACGAACTGGATTGATTTTGTAATGCTCACATACTGCTATCAAATATCATGTACTGGTAAATGTTTACTTTGGTGTTCATATAAATTAAGATGTGCTTACAAACTAAAAAGGACATTACTTATACGACATATTTTAACGACTACCAAGAAGCAGTATCACATTATTAATATACGAACTTGGTTGATGGTCTCTAGATTTACCATCGAGGATTAGAAGCCTATAAACTCATTACCATAAGAACATGGGGACAAAACAAAAAGCGTACCATTAGAAGTGCTGAAAGGATTCGATATAATCTGAAACAAAAGCATGGATGCGGAAACGATAATTTCCAGTTGCGACTACTCCAATAGTCCTTGAATTAACAAGCTGAATGAGAATCCTATTTTGGGGTTCAAGAAACTAACCTTGGAGGGTTATATATTATGAATGAATGTAAATGTGAATGTTGCGGAACTAGTGTTGCATATGAAGATGATGGATTATGCGATGGATGTTTAGAACTTCAACATATGGAAGAATAAACCAACTGATGATTAGCTGAAATGCTATGAAAACATCCCAACTATTTGGGGTGTTATTGGTGCTATCAATCAGATAGCAAATAACTAAAACTTAAATACTTGGAGGTATTAATTATGTTTAAACCAAGCGAAGCGAAAATGTCATGTCTATCAGTTTTGAAAGGGAATAATATTCCATTCTTAATTGGTGGAACTGGCGTAGGTAAATCCGCAATTGTTAAAGAGATTGCGGAGGAACTAGCGGAAGATAGGACTTTAACTGATTCAGTCAATCCTAAAGATAATGAATTTGGATTCATTTCTTTTAGATTAGGGTTAGTTGAAAGTATCGACTTAGGCGGATTGCCTTACATTGAAGATGGTACACAAAAGAAAGCGTTTCTAGGGAATCTCCCTAGAGGTGGCGAGGGTGTATTTTTCTTAGATGAATTTGCACAAGCACATTCAAGCGTGCAAGCAACGATAGGACAATTATTAGACCCAAAAGGGCAAAACGAAGAGCGAAGAATTGGCGATTATGTTTTCCCAAATGGATGGAAAATTGTACTAGCAGGCAATAGGCATACTGATAGAAGTGGTGCGAATAAAATTCTTAGGCATTGCCAAGATAGGACTACTGCAATTCAGTTTACTCACGATGTAGAGGACTGGTTAGCATGGGCAAATAAGAATGATGTTCATATGGACGTTCAAGGGTTGATTGGCTACATGCCACAACTACTTTGGGAATTCGACCCTAAATGCAATGACCCACAACCAAGTCCAAGAAGTTGGACAAGGTTAAGTGATACGTTGAAAACCAATCCGCCAAAACAAATAATGCAAAAATTATTTGAAGGCGATGTTGGACAAAATGCTAGCATTGAATTGATGAACTTTATTTCATTGAAAAACAATGTTCCTAACCTTGCTGATATATGTAAGGGTAAGGATGTAGAACTTGTTGATAGTGCTGGATTATCTTATGCCACAACGATTGCATTAGTTGATGTAATTGGTAAAGCAAAAGATAGCGATGTATACGACTGGTTCGACAATGCACTAGCTTATGTGAAGCAACTATCTACTGTTGAATTTTCAATATTCTTTGTTAGAAAACTAACGACTTTGAGAACTGAATTAAAAGATTCCAGTTCATACTCAAAGTTCAAGGTAGAAAATCAAGATATTGAGATTTAATTGAGTGATTGGCGGGGAAGGAAATATTTATTATTGACTGGTAAATATTCCTTTTCCGCTAGCTGTATCAGAATGTAATTCTGACTGATGATTCAAAAATGATGAAACAGCAAACTTTTATTACTTGGAGGTAATATGAAAAAAGAAAATAATGTAAATACTTTATCTGAAAATGCGACTTTAGTTCGCCTTAATACGAAGCACCCTAGCGGAGTAAAATCAGACAAGTATTTAAAAGAGGGTCTAGCGATAGACCAAGAAGCAATGAGCGAATCATTGCACGTTGCTAAATACATTTTTGGTAAAGATACGAATAAGTATTTTCGTAGGATTATCAATAAATTTAGAAACGATGTTTACTACCCTTTAACAGTTCCTTGGGATGATAATACAAGTGATTTTGAGGGTAAGGTTCTAAGCGGTTGGAGATTATGTCCTAACCGCGAACTAGATACGCTGATGAATAGGGTTGACCAAGCTAAGATGGATTTTGAAAAAGAAGTTAAACAGTTTATTGATAACTATGACAACTTGATTGAAGCCAATAAAGTGAAACTTGGTAATGCCTTTAAATTATCTGATTATCCTAGCGTTGAAGAAATAGAAACTAAATTCAGATTCGATTTTGAACTGGGTACTGTTCCTAGATTCGATACTAAGGATATAAGATTAAATGTATCAGAAAAGCTAAAAGCAAAAATTGAACATGATGCTCTTAAACGAGCAAATAAAAATGTTGAAACGATTGCGAGAACAACTGTAGAAGCTTTACTTGAATCAGTAGGACATTTAGCGGACAAACTAAAATCCTATGACCCTAACGATAAGCAAAAGGGAGGGTTCTTTAAGAACTCTAGTTTCGATAAGCTTAGAAGCTTCTTAGATACATTACCCAGTATCAATGCAGACATTTTAGGCGATGACAAAATGATTGCTGATGCACATCAAAAGTTGGTAGGCGTATTTGCTTCAATTAATGATGTAGATTCTTTAAGGGATGAATCAAGTTATGGTGCAAACAAGCGTAAGCAAGTTGCGGATGATTTGGAAGATTCCATTGATGAATTGAAGGGAGGTTTCTTAGACAATATGTTTGGGAAATAAATTGACTGAAGAGACTTTGCAATAAGTCGAAACCTAAAGAATATTTACCAGTTAAATATTTTTTAGGTCTCAATAAAATTAATACTTGGAGGTATTATGAATAGTGAAAATAGAATAATAAAAGCTAGAGCGAAATTGATGAAAGGCAATATAGGAATGGCAAGTATGCTTCTTAGTCTTGAATTGATTGAAGCTAGCGATAGATGTGAAACGATGGCTACTGATGGAGTCAATATCTATTGGAATGATGAATTTGTTAAGACATTAACTGATGAAGAAATTCAAGCGGTATTAGTCCACGAAGCTAGCCACGTTATATGGGAACATCCATTAAGAAAAGCTAAACGAAATCACGAGGTTTGGAACGTAGCAACTGACTATGTTATCAATGCATGGATTAAGTATGACTTGAATATGGAATTGCCTAAAGATGGATTGCTTGATAAAAGATATCAAGGCATGAGTTCTGAAGCAGTTTATAGAACCTTAATGAATGATGATGAAGCCTTAGAAGATGCCATTGAAGAAATGAAATCTAAATCTGATGATTCTGATTCTGAATCTGAAGGTGGCGAAGGCGATTCCCAAAATGATGATGGTAATTCTGATTCTGATGATGGCAACGAAGATGAAAGCCAAGATGGAAATGGAAGCGGTAAATCCTTACTGGATGAACTAGCAGACATGAAACCATCAATGGGTGAAGTTTGGATGCCAACTGATGAAGAGGGTAATGCATTATCTGAAAGTGCTATGGCGGAAGTAAAAGAAAATATCCAACGAGCAATTCTGATGGCTGATAAGCTAGAGGGATGTTCTGAAGGTGGTACTTCTACAATGAATGGTGCGGTGCAACAACTCAATGAAACATATGTTGATTGGGTTGATGTAATGCGAGATTTATTGACATCCGCTAAGAGTCAAAATCCAACATGGAGCAGACTCAACAAAAGACATTCTTGGAGGGGTGTCAATTTACCTAGCAATGATAACGAACCGCAAGGCGGAGAAATTGTTGTTGCGATAGATACTTCTTGTTCTGTGTCTCAACAAGAACTCAATATATTTGCTACTGAAACTCAAAACTTATGTGAAGAGTGCGGTATCAATAAAATTAGAGTAACTTATTGCGATACTACAATTATAAGAAATCCTACAACTGGTGAATGGTGGGATGAATTTGATTTGGACAACGAAGAGTTAGAGTTCACTTTAAGAGGTGGCGGAGGAACTGAGTTCGAACCACCCTTTAATTTGTTCAACGATGAAACTGAAGATACTGAAGATGTAATTGCTTTCATATATTTTACTGATGGCTATTGCGATGTTGATGCTAGCGTTGAGCCTGATGTACCAGTCATTTGGGGACTAAGTAGACCTCAATCACATTACTATAACTTACCTTTTGGCGAGAAAATAGAGATTGATATGAACAGTATCTAACAACAGGCGAGTGGAGGGAAAAGATATTTGACCAGTAAATATTTTTTCCTTTCACCTTCGCAACTTTCTGTATTTGGAATTAACCAAACTGATGAGCCATCCTAATTTAGGGATATGCGAAACAGAAAATTACACTTGGAGGTGTAGAAAATGAGTAAATTAAACGATGAACTTGCTAACAGTATTGCAACTGTTAGCGAGGGTGGGATTGAGATGATTCATCATAAGTATTTTGTTGGTATTTGGTCTGACCATGAAATAGTTATAAGCCAAGCTAATAAAGTTTATGACTTCAAAAAAGAAAAGGTTGCTGAAGCTATCAAGGATAAAGATATCAGTTCTTATCTTTGGTTGCATGAGCGAGCCTATCGAGTTCAATCTATTCTTGATGCTTTGGAGGATTGGTGGAAGCCAAGCAAAAAAGATTATTGGGAAGTGATAGCTAATGTTTGGACTGATACTGAAAATGTCTATGAAAATCATTTAGCATGGGAACAACTTTTGTTCTTAGAATTTTCTGATTCACATTTAATGATGGATGAAGAAGATACTAAGTTCTTTAATGAGTTGCCAAATACCATAACGATTTATCGAGGTGGTATTGATGATAAGGGTTATTCATGGACTTTGGACAAAGATAAAGCTGAATGGTTTGCTAACAGGTGGGTAATGAATGGAAACTTGGGAGAGAAATCAAATGTTACAAACAGGCATGAAACAAATGTCTTTGAAAAGACTATCAAGAAATCAGATGCTATTGCTTATCTTAGTGATAGAAATGAAAGCGAGATAATCTATCGCAAAGAAGATTGACCAGTAAATATTTTTTGTACGCAGGTACGAGAAACTGGTAGATTCGT